GACAGAGATAAAAACACCATTGCAGCAGAGGCAGTGCTCACAGTGGTGCAGGGAAGGATTGTTGATTATGACATAATAAATACTGGTAGTGGATTTAGAAGAATTCCTGAAATAAGAATCATTGATGATGGTTATGAGTGTGGCACCAAGGGTGGAATCAAAGCAAAGTTATACCCAATCATGAGTGTTATTCCTGCTCATGAATCTACTAAACCTCTACCCATTCCTGTACAAATGTCCTACTGCCCAAGTCACCAACTGAATTTATATTAATGGCACATAGAATCAAAGACGATAAACAGGAATACCAATATTCAAGTGGTTTCACAACACCCAGTGGGCATGAGTTTCATTATTATGACACTCCTGAAAATGAAAGATTAATTCTTAAGCACGCATCAGGGTCTCACATTGAATTCAAAGCAGATGGAAGTGTTATTATCAAGTCACTCAAAGACTTACACTTACACAGCAGCATTGTTTCCTCTGCTGACGACCCTGATGCTGGAAGCAGTGACGCCACAACACAGAAGATTGACACTGATTACACATTAGAAGTTGGTGGGTCTCTAAAAATCAAGTGTGCCAATCTTGATTTGGAAGTTGGTGGAAGAGCAGCATGTTATGCAGGCACTGACTTTATTATCAACTCCAATAACATTATTGAGAAGGCAACAGAAGGCATCTCAATTGAAGGTGCCAAATCCGTTTACATGGACACAAATGAATTCAAACAGAGAGCAGTTACCACACGCTCTGAAATTGGCACCAAAGAGGAAGGTTCGCCTGGTGGATTGAATGTGTTGAATGTGCATGGCAATGCAGTCATCCAAAATAATGACCCTATGGGTGGCATCACCATTTCATCCAAGGGTTATCTAAACATGGTGTGTGGTGGTGAAAGAGTTGACATCACAGGTCAGTGGGTGCCGACTCCATCAGCATTTGGAATGGCAACCTACACACACTTTGTGCTCCCCAGTAAAAGACCTTTGGATAAATCAAAGAAACCTGGTGATTCTTATGTGGCAGTGACAACTGACAACACAGAAATTGTGGGAATGAACGATGTGAAAGTTGTGGGAATGAATTTATCAGAGTCAGTTGGACTAACTCGAACAAGAGCGGTTGGAGGACTAGAGAATGTTGTGATTGGGGGAGTGCAAACCATCAAAGCTAAAAAGATTTTTCTAAACTAATGACTACTACACCACCAGTTTATCCCATTGTCACCAGTGGAATTGAATACAAACTTATTCCTGTTTTGGTCTTGGAGGAAGAGGAGGATGATACATTCCAAGGAAGTGAAGAGAATGACAAAGGGTGGGCAAGTGTCACATTCAATGACATCCCAGAAGCAATTGAATTGAATGGGTTTAGAATTACAACAAGGCACTACACTGAAACGTGTGATGAAGCTCCAAGTGTAGATGGAGATGGAAACCCCACCACAGAAGTTGTATGTGATAGGGTGTATAATCCATTTGAAATTGTTTCACAAAAGATAAGAGTCTCATCACCTGGAAGGCAGATTTTCCTCACACCAAATGATAAAAACTTATTTGGTGCTACACCAAAAGTTTATAGTGGTGGTGAAGGTGATATTGCAACTGGTGGTATTATTGATGGATCTAAGTATGGTTATGTGAATATCTTTGACCAGGCAGACATCTCATACATTCCAAGAGCATCAACACCAGACCAGGAAGTTATAAGAAACCCCACCAATTTACCATCATTCAGTCAGGAATATGCGATTGATGCTGTTACAGGGTTTGCTCCTGACCCCAGAGAATCAGTGACTCTTGAATACTCAATGACAACAAAATATAAACTTGGTGATGGGGCAACTATCACAGATACCTTCACCTGGTTACACATTGTGTTTCAAGAGGTTGGGGATGTTGCTGATAAACTGAAAGCATTTATGGAGAAGTCATTCTTTTATGATGGCAAATACCACATCCAATTATACCCCACTGGACACCCTCTGGTGTATGATGATAATGGAAACCCCAATGAGGGACTCACAGAGCCAGAGTATGATGGACTCAACCTGGTAAACTCAGTCATACCAATTGGTTTCAATAATATGACTGGAAATAAACCACAGGACTATCTAAATACCCTTAACATGGGAATGGAATACGAGTATCCAGATGGCACAAGCAGCGACTAGAATAGGTGATAAGGACATCACTCATGACTGCCAAACCCCATCCAGGGCACAAGGCAGTAATGATGTGTTTGTGAATGGCATACCTTGGAGCAGGATGGGTGACCTAAACACCACTCACAAGTATGGAAGTAAGTGTAAGAAAATTCACGCTGCTCCCATTGCAACAGGGTCCAAGTCTGTGTTTATTAATGGACGTGGTGCAGGCAGAGTTGGTGACTCTGTAGCAGGTTGCACAAGAGTTGCAACAGGGAGTAACAACGTTTTTGCGGGTGGTTAGGAATACTGGGAGAAACCCTTCACCTGATTAACTTCAATTGTAACATCAAACTTCTGTTTAAACTCCTCATTGAGAGTGTGGTCAATAACAACAACTCTCTGTCTGTCATCCAAACCATAACGCAGAATGGAGAGGAGACACTCCTTACCATATTCATCCAGTGAGGAGGAGAAAACTTCATCAAGCACCAGAAGGTTGGTTGTAACAGAGTTTTTTATCTTACCAATCTCACGCCATGCCAACATAAGGGCAAGGTCGATCCTTGCTTTCTGTCCCTCTGAGAAGGAGGAGTAACTGAAGTTTTGGTGAAGTGGTGAGGAGATGGTTTCACTAAACTCCTCATCTAAAACAAAGTGAATTGGGAAGTCCAAATCTACCATATACTTACGAATAAACTTATTCATAATTGGTAGATACTTTTTCACAATCTGTGTTTTAATTCCACCATCTTTGAGCATGGCGACAACCATCTCATGCTCATTGATTTTATCTTGGAGTGCAAAGATTTTATCTCTCATCTGTTGCATATCCTCCTCCATCAACTCTAACCTGCCCTTCTCCTTATCCACAGAGCTGGTGTCTCCCTTTGTGTCCACCAGTTTCATTTCCAAGAGACTCACTTCATTCTGTTGGAGATTCACCTGAGTTTGGAGTTTATAAACAGAATCTTGCAGTGACTTCACATGCTCCTGTCTTCGTGTTGCATGGTCAATAACATTCTGATTCTCCTCAATGCACTCCTTGGCTTTGAGGATTGCACCCAACAACTCCTTATCTTCTGCCTTGTTGTTATTGATGATGCGATCCTTTGTTTCTTCTGGAATGGTTTGATCACAAGTGGGACACTCACCATGTGTGTCATAAAACTCATTGTCCTTGTGAATCCTGTCCCTCTTGGATTGCATCTTAGTAATCACTTGGGTGTATTGCTTTATCTTTTTATGTGGTTCGTTTCTCAACTCATGCTTTGCTAACTCAATAACATTCTTTTCATGCTCCACTGTGCTCTGGATAACACCATTGAGTTTAGAAATCTTTTCCAGTCTTTCTTTGATATCAGTTTCCAGCAGGTTGATGTCAGTTTCAGAGCGCTTGATGATTTCATCAATCCTGTCTCTCTGCAAGTCCAACTTATAACTGAGAGTGGACATGTCCCTCTCCATGTCATCATGGTTGTCTTTCAACCCACGAAGTCTTTCCTTAGCAATGATGGACATTGCAGAAAACACTTTGATGTCAAGGAAGTCTTCAACACATTCTCTGCGTGCCTGGGATGAGAGTTGCATAAAGGGCACAAAGTTGCTGCTTCCAAGCACAACAATCTGGCAGAAACTTTTATAAGTGAGTTTCAGAATGTTATTTTCTAAGTGTGCCTGGTTATCTTTATCTGCTGCCTTTGCTTGAAGCACCTCACCATTCTTCATTATCTCAAACACTTTGGGTTTCTGTCCCCTTATCACACTGTATTTGTTTCTCCCAATGGTAAACTTTACTTCTACAAGTAACCCCTTCTTATTCTGTGTGTTTACAAGTTGTGGTAGGTTTATCTTGCGAAATGGTTTTGCAAACAGGGCATAACAAATTGCATCAAGAATTGTGGATTTACCAGAGCCATTCTTTCCATGCACAAGTGTTGTCTTCTTGTTGTTGAGTTGTATGGTGACAGGTGCATCACCAACAGAAAGAAAGTTCTTAAAGGTAATTGAATTAAAGCAAATCATTAAATAGTGTTTCCATACGTGGGAGAACAATTTCACCAGGTTGCACGATATTATATGAGTAACCCATTGAGCCACAGATTTTTTCAACTGTGTCCTCATCAGTCTCACTTATGTGCAGTTGGTTGTCAAGCGCCTCTAATAATGTATTATAAGTGATAGCGTCATCTTTGTTAAGGAACAATTGGATAACTGTGTTGCCATCATTATCCAGTGTAGCATATGCTCCTGAGTCTAGGTTCTCCTCTTTAGTAAGAATAAACAATCATACCTCCTGTGCTTCAACATAAAGGGACTTTAGGATACCAATGATTTCTGGTTTGCTCATATCAGTTTCAATGGCATTCACATAGTTAGTGAGTGTTGTCATGGTGTCTTCTGATTCCACTTCAACATCATCAGTCAATACAATCTCAGAGTTCTCAATGATCTTGAGTTCAATGATACCTTCTTGATATAATTTATCTACAAATTTGTTTAGTTTTTTGGGTGTTGATTTCTCTACAATCAATTTGACCTGAGCATCTTTCACAAAATCTGTATCTACAATGTTGTCTTTGTCTTCATTGTAATACACCTTATGGAACATCTTGTAGGGGTTCTCAATGAACTCTAATTCCCCTGTCTCCAGATCGTAGATATGGAACCCTCTGGTATCTCCTTCATCGTTCCAATAAAGTTGGTATGGATTCCCAAGGTAAGTAATGTTACCAGAAGAATTTTTTTTGTGAAAGTGACCAGAAAACACTTGCTTGAACCTCTTGAACACATCAGAGGACATACCCTTTTCACAAATGTAGTCTTTGTTTGCATAGTACCCTACAACTTCTAAATGACCCCAAGCCAATGAGGCTGGGGTTGAGTCCAGTTCACGAGTAAACTCTTCTGAGTTTCCTTCGCACACCCAGGGGACGAACAGTATGGGAACCTCATGGAGAACTGCTGTTTGTGGTTTGTCATAAATTTTGACGTTTTGATACTCTCTGAGGTTAAGATTAGGAGAGTTGATAGATAGGCTTTGTTTGTAGAAAATGTCATGGTTACCAACAATTAAATGTAAGTCGATACCTCTATCCCTGAGAGGATCAAAGAAGTTATTCTTGCTCCACTCTAACGACCAATAGTCAATAGTTTTTCGATTATCAAAGCAATCGCCGAGGTGGACCACAGTGTCAATCCCACGATCATCAAGCGCGGGAAAGAAGGTGTTTTGGTAGAATTTTTTGAAGTAGTCATGGAAAATTTGGGAACCTTTACGTGCGCCGAAGTGGGTATCAGTAATAATTGCGACCTTACGCCCTGCCATATTTTTGTAAGTATTGCACGTCCAAATTATAATTGATTTCTTCCTGAATTTCAAGTGCCTCTGCTTGCTGATGGGGCTCTTGAGTGTCCTCTTTATCTAATGGAGTTTTCATGTCTTCTGGAGCAACAGAGTTTTGTTTCTCTAACTCATAATCCTGTGCCATAATGGAGGGGTGTGGGGAGTTTTTATCCACAGTCACCATGTTTCTGTTGCCATCATTCTGCACCCTGCCAAAGGTGCCTGCAAGGTTTGCTTTCATGGTCACATCAGCAAGGTTGGTTTCACCATGCACAGTTTCATGTGCCTTAGAGGTGGACACACCTGCTGCTCTTGCTGCATCCACTTTCTTTCTCATCACTGAAACAGGATGCTCACCAGTGGCATCAGATTGCCCCTGGATGGCTGCCATGGGGTCTTCAGTGTTAGGACCACCCATCATGGCGTTAGCACCCATTTCAAGTTCTGGTTTTTCTTGAAACCCTTCCCAGAGTTCCCAAAGTTCATTTAGTGGATCCATGCCTTTATGCTTTTCAGTTATTTATTTGCCCTGTCTTTTTTGTCCCACAACATCCATAATGGAATTGAATTCAGAACTACTTCCTACACCATCTCCTGTGAAGAATTCCTCAAACCCTGACTTAGAAATAATTTTGTCACAGATTTCAATTTGCTTCTTCTCTTTAGCAATGCGTCTGATAAAGGCGTACCATCAAACTTGTGTGAAATAAGAGAATGGGTTTTTAGATTTTTCAGGATCAAAGTTGTGGCAATAAACAACACAGTTTTCCACTGCATCCATCACCATGTCTTGTCTATAAATGTAGTTGGAGAAGTTGGGTCTCATTGAGAGGTGCTCAGCAATATCAAGGAAGCACTTTCCAATGTAACGAGGGATGATGGGTTTGGGTTCTCCATTCTCTTTTGCTCTGTCACACTTGGCTCTGAAGTTAACCATTGCAGAATAAAACTCCTTGTTATCAATGAAGTTATTCTTGCCTCTCTTGCGTGGTTTTTTTACATCCATAGTTTCCTTTTATTTGAAGTTATTATAACATAAAAAAAGAGGTGACTTAACACCTCTCTCTTTTAGTGTTACAATGTAAGTGTCAACTTTAAGATTCAGTATTAGGTACGTCTGGTGAGTTGTTATAGGTATCAAGTAACCCTTTCCTGAATTCTTCAATTGTACCAAGATAACCAATGTTATCTTTAGTTTTAATTTGCCTCTTAATGGGTGATGTTAGTCTGGCTGCAAGTAAAGCAGTGTTATAGAATTCAATTCCAAACTTATCAAGTTCAGAAATCGACACGACATGATTCATATTGATGACTGTCATATCGTCAGTGGCAAAGTTCATCCACTTTTTAGGTATCAAACCAGAAACAGCCATCTTTTTTTCTGGATCAATAGTTGTTTTCTCATCAATAACAATAGGGTTTTGTAAAACAAAAAACATGCCTGCTTCACTATCATTGGGCATCACCTGAGCCAAAACTTCCTCACCTGTAATCATTTTGATTGTGGCGTGAAAAGTTTCTTTATTCATAAATTCAAAACTCCTTCTCCACTATTTATCTGGACTTCTGATATCCTGTATGTGAAGTCCTCCTCCACATAATACTTTATCCTTTCTGCTAAGTGGTTGAGAGTGAAGTTTGGTTTGCCATGTGGTTGCCTGAAGTCATCAGCAATGTCATAAAGCATGGCACAGTCCTTTCCTTTTGCCTTCCTCAATCCCCTTCCAATGGACTGCAACACCCTTATTCTTGACTTGGAGGGTGATGCAAAGATAACATGATGAAGGTTCTTGATGTTGATGCCTGTGGACATTGTGCCATAACTGCCAAGAATAATGTTAGAGGATGACACTTCAGAAATGGCGCGCACCTTTTCCCTTTCTTTCACATCTGTGTCACCATAAATGAGATGCACAGGTCTGTTGGTTATGTTTTTCATCATCTCATGCATTGGAATTCCATGCCCCTCCACTCTAGCAAATAACACCAACACATTTCCCTCTAATGAATTAGCAAGGTTGCACACAAACCTGTTTCTGTTATAAAGATTTCCAATGTGTTCAATCTCATCATTATAAGTTTTGAATGTTTCTGGAGGATGTTTGAGTTGAATAATCTCCACATTCAACTTAGCAAGGAAACCTTTCTCCATCAGTTTGGCAGATGATGTTGTCTTATAAACAGGACCAAAGTGTCCCTCAAGAATAAGTTTGTGCACATTTTTACCATCCAATGTGCCAGTGAAACCATAACGCCACTTGGCATCTGGCATCTTTTTCATAATGTTTCCAAGGCACTTTGCTTTGAAGTTGTGACACTCATCCCCAATCACACCATCAAACTGACGAAACCACTTCTTGTCTAACCCATAAATGGATTGCCAAGTGGAGATAGTAACAGGAGCACTGGTGTTCAATGAGTGTCCCTGATAAATCTTATGCATGTTATCTTCATCCTAACCATAATCCTGAAAGTCTTTATACATCTGCTCCACCAAAGACTTAGAGGGCACAACCAACAAAGTCCTCTTGCCAATAGATTTCAGGTATCTACAGATGGCGTAAATCATCAGAGACTTACCGGAACCAGTGGGGGAGAGAATGGTTTTCCTATGCTCCTTCAGGGCATGGAATACCGTTTCCACCTGATAGTTTCTTGGTTTCACTGAGGATATCTTATTCATAAACAACTCCACACCATCCTCAAACACCCTCTCATCCACTTCATAGGGTGTTCCATAAAACTTATTATCAGCGAAGTCCCAAGAGTATCCGTGCCTGTCTAACCACTTGCAGAGTTGGTATGTGAGACCAGCAGGCAGTGACTTGGTTGCTGTAGAAAGTAATCTTATTTTGCCGTCCCAATATTTCTTTCTATAAGCAGGGCTAAAGGAGGCACCCTCCACATCAAAAGAGAATGCTTCTTGTAACTCATAGAGGATATGTGGTTCGCAATCAAGGGTAATATCTATTTCGTTTTTCTTTTCAATAACGCAGTCAGTCATAACAAAGCATTGCTATCACTATTTATCTGAGTCTTTATACTCCGTTCACAAAGGTTCTCCACTTAATAACGTTGGATATTGTATAACTCATCTGATGCACTTGCTTGAGTATATCCTCAAGGCACTTGAGAGTTGCAGAATAGTAATCAAGTTTCATTTGTACTTTCATCACATCATCATCCACCCCAACCCAGTGAGGTACATCTGACTTCAATACCTTATAATGAAAAGGAGAGTCTTCATACTCTTCAGGTGCTGCCTTACCAGAGTAATAAAGACTCTTCTTATGTTCTAACTTTTTTAGTTCTTGTATTGCTTTCTTATTCAGTAAACTAAACTCATTATAAAGTGTAATGTATTTTGAATGAAGTTGAGGAATCTTCAGAGATGCCTGGTCCAACATAACATCATCAACTACACTATCTCTGGACCACATGTCCTCGATAGTTTTTAGATCCATACTATAAAGTTACTCCTTCTTGTGAGCGTCTGTAGTTTGGTTCCATACTACTATCAGTTGATCTAGCAGCATCCCAAACAAAATAATCATAATAATTATAACGCAAAATTACCTCAGCTGTAAAGTATTGAACGTCAGATACTGAGGAGTCAAAATTAATTGTAGTAAGACTTATAGGGAATGCATCCCTAAAGACAAACTCTGAGACAGGTTGATAGTTACTTGAGAGAATAAACAGAGAGCAGTCACACTTCCACTGGTCTGGGTTATACTTAAGTTGTGCATAGTCTTCTGTTCTTTTATTGATACTTTCAAGTCTATCACGCTTAAACTTGAACTCACGACTGCTGTAAGGAGTTGTAATCTCTCTCATCCAATCATGAACCTGGTAATAATTTTTTAGATTCTCATCAACCAAAAACTTAACATACAAGTCTTCATACATCAACTCATCACCAGGGTGTCTGAGTTTATTGAACCTGGTTCCTGTATCAGCAGAACCCATTGAAATGCCTGGGATTGAGGCGGATTGACAAAAGAAGTCAACCCCCCTCATTTTATTAACACTAAACTTGAAACCTACTGGAGACAGAAAGTTTCTATTCTCAATAGAAACATAATGTTGTTCAGGTGGTTGAGAGTTGGGGTTACTCTGCAACGCCATTATCAGTAACCTACTGCTTCGTAATCGTTAAATGTTGCAGGATCATCATCCAAGTTCAAGGTTTGATTGTCATTATTGAATGTAACTTCTCTAAGAGTTTGCTGGAAATCTAAGTTTGCCTGAACTCTATCAAGGTATTCATTGTAGTAATCTGCGCTCTCACCCAGTTGATCTGCTAACCAACCAAGCATAATTTCCTTAGTGGCAGCTGCTACAGCAACTGTGCCTGCAGGCATTTGCAAGTTGTGAGTGCCATTAATCGACAAGCCATTGGTATCACTGGTAAACTCCCATTCAAGGGAAACAATAACATCTTCATCAGTGATTGTGGCTGAAGTAATATTGAAGGCCATTTTCGTTTAGTAGTTTATTGTTATTTATAAAAAAAGAGGGAACTCTTAAGAGTCCCCTCTGCAGCTTGGTTTACTTCGTTCGGTGAAGTATTTATAACCAGATCACATAAGGTTCTTAACTCTAACGCGTCTGTAGTAACGGTTGGAGTTGTCAGCCAGACGACCCAGACCTTGGTTGTAAGGACCAGAAGGACCTTCAGCGAAGGGGTTAGCAATCAGACCATAACGTGTCTTGAAGCCAATGTTAGGCTGGAAGGTTTGATCAGTCACAGAGCGAACCATTTGCAGGGGCACATAAGGGCAATAGAAGAGACCTGCGTCATAAGCGGAGGTGCCCTTATAACCCATCACATAGTAGTGAGTGTCACTGATGTTGGCAGAATAGGGGTCAATGTAGACCTTCATCTTACCATTGATGGTGCCAGCAAACAGGTTGCCAGTGTCATCAACATTCAGGTTAGCATTCAGAGCAGGGGTGTAATCCAGCACACCAGCCATGGTCAGAGCGGAAGCAACGTCTGCGGAGCAGATGATGATGTTGCCCTTGCCACGACGAGTCAGCTGAGCGATTGCGTTGGCGTCACGCTCAATCTGGAACAGAAGACCCTTGAACTTCTCAACACTCCAACGACCATTGGAGTCGAGGTCCAGGTCAAACTCACCAGGCTGGTTCACATTGTTCTGAGCACCGGGGAGAGCAGTTCTATAAACAGTTCTCACGATCTCTCTGTTGATTTCAGAAAGAATCTCAGAGGAAAGGATGTTAGCCAGTTCAGCTTCAGCATCCAGACCATGGATAGCACGAAGGTCTTGTGCAAGTTCCAGGGAATACTGAGCCTTCAGAGCACGACCTCTGGCTTCCACAACAGCCTTCTCAATGGAGAAGCCCATCTGACGGAACTCATTACCAGGTTCGCCAAGACGCTCAAGCTGAGCCTTGCTCATGCCTCTCATCTGGGAGATGGTGGGGTCATAGAACTCAGAGTTGACTGTACCATTGGTGTAATCGCCACCGCGACCACCAGTCAGGTTACCATCTCTGTCTCTGGATTCTTGGGGATCGTTAGTGTGACCACCTGTGGAGATTGCATCACCTAAGAGACCAGGGTTGGCTCTGGTGTAAGCAGCAGGGTCATTGCGATCGGTGTTGTAAGGAGTCTCACCGGGAACGTAGGGGTGGTTGACGAACTTGCCTTCAGCAAGAGCACCTTGATCTTCGGGATAACCGGAGAAATCAAAGTCGCCAGATCCATCAGCAGGACGCTCACTGTCGTTATCGAAGGGGGAGTCCCAACCATTACCAGACTTCTCACCAGCAGGATTGGGTTGCTTGTAACCAATCAGCTTGCCATCAGCATCAAGCACAGGCAGGAACTGACCATTATCGTCCAGTTCATAACCTCTGTACTTGGTACCATTAGCAAATGTGTTAGCACCATTGGAGAAGGTGGGATCAGCTTCATCAAAGAATGCTTCGTTAGGGCCATCAGGACAATCATACTTGGCACGCATTGCGAAGATCATGCCAGTAGGACCAGACATGGGCTGCACGCCGCAGATGTCATAGGCAATCAGGTTAGGCATGGAGCGTCTGATCAGGGAGATCAGAACGGGGTCGAAACCAGCACGGGGGCCAGCATCAGCGTTGAGGTTACCCTCATAACCGCCAGGAGTAGAACCACCAGTGATGCCCTGATAACCAGCGGCGTTCACGGACATTGTGGGGGATTCGGTCAGGAGACCAGACTGGGAGCCAGTAACAACTGCTTGCTCATTAAGGAAACGTTCCTGGTTCTCCAGGAGTTGTGCGGTCACTGCCTTTCTGTAAGGATCGCTGATCTCAGGAAGATCTTGATGATTCAGAATGGGGGACCACTTTTCGACTAAGTGTGACATTGTGGTAATACCTTTCTAGTTTAAATTCATTTAATAGTTCTAGACAGCGCCTGGGCGTATGCTGCCATGGAGGGGCTCATGCTGTCATAAACTGTGGGTGCAGGAGCTTCAGTGGATTCTTCCAGATACTCAGTCTCAACTTCAGGTTGAGGCTTGGCAACAAAAGATTCCTTAAGGATGTTAAGCTTCTGCCTATAGTTCTCTTCACTTTCAAACTCAACATTTTCAGCCAGTCCAGCCAGCTTGTCCTTACCAGTCTCAGAAAGATCCCAAGACACATCAGAAAGAACAGACTGACGTTGGAAACCAGACATTTGAGAAGACAGAGACACATTTGCCTCAATCTGCTCATTGAGTTTGTCTTCCATATCATCAAGCTTAGCGACCATTGATTCAAAGATGTCATACTTCTCATCAGGAAGTGTGACATAATGGTCTTCAAACAGTGATTTCAAACCACCCATAAACGACTCAGAGAGTTCGTTACGGATGCCGTTCTCAACCACCAGTTTGTTCTCTTCCAACCATTGTTGGGAGGTGTAGTTGAGGAAAGATTCCACCTTCTCGGCGATCTCTGTGATTTCCTCTTCAAACCTCTTAGAGAAAGATTCTTCCAATCTGGTTACTTCCAGTTGGAGTTTTTGATTGAGTGCACTTTCAAAAATGATTCTGGCTTTAGTTTTAAAGTCATCAGAAGCACCATTATCATCAGCCAACTCATTCAGTGCCTCACCAGCAGTCTCATCCACTTCAGCGTGCTCATATGCCTTAGGGAATTGAGTGTTGCTGGAGGGCTTAGCCTGCTCACCAGGGACGACATCAGGACCAATGGAAGTGTCAGGACCTTCATTAGAACGCCCTTTAGTCCCATCATGCTTTGCATTACCTGGGATAACTTCAGAGCCAATCTTACCCTCAGGGGAAGAAGTGACACTACCAGGAGCACCCTTGAAGGGGTCCAACTTGGTGGAGTTATCAGTAGATCTTTCGTTCTCCTGAGTAGGGCCACCAAGATCGTTTTTAGATTGACCAGGGACCAGTGATGGAGATACTAATTCTTGCATCCCATCAGCAGGTGCCGCCTTGGCATTTGCTGCGGTACGTGATTGAGCCATTTTTTAAAAACTTTTTGATTTCAATTATTTATCTGAGTTATTTATTGGTTGTTGAGTTTCAGGGGTTATTTCTTACGGAAAACTCAGATGCTGTTGAGATAATTCTCAAAGATCTGAAGAGTCTTTTCCTCATTGAATTCTCTTGAAATACAAGCTTGTTCAATTTGTTGACGAGCAATTTCAGAACGCTTCAGCATTCCATCAGTATCATAATACCATTCTACTCCTTCCATAATGCCTTGAACGAAAGCGTCTGGAGCAGAGGGATCTGCAACAATATCAGCAGCAGTAGCCAACATGAAGTCTTCACCAACATAATTAACTCCGTTTTTATTTACAAGAGAACCCATGCCACGAGATGAAACACCAAGTGTAACACCATCATTCAGAAGTGCTCCTGCAATTCTCCCCATGGGAGTTTCCAGAATTTTTGCCTTACCAATAAAGTTAGAACCCTCTTGCTTGAGAGAAGTAATCTTATGAGAAACTCTGTCTAAGTTTACAGTGGGTCCATCTGGGTGTCCAAGTTCACCCATTGCACGATTTTTTGAAATATACTGATCATTGTATCTGTCCACTTCTTTAGCAAGAATGTTAGACTCATAGATACGTCCATTACGATTTTTGATATCACCCTGGAGAAATGGTCCCTGGATGTAAAAATGCTTCTTGCCATTCTTCTCTTCAGTGAGAACTTCAATGGCTTCTACTTCTTCTCTAATAAGTTTCATTCGTTTGGTTCCTCAGTTGGTTCTGATTCTTCAACATCAGTAGTCTCAGTTTCACCACCAAAATCCACAACTGGAGCGAAGTAATCCGCAGCAACTTGAGGTTTGATGTCAGCAATTGATTGATAAGAACGCTGAAGTAATTCAGAATTGAGAACATCAGATGCCTCAGCGTTTTTACCCTGAACAATTAAATCAATTAATTCTGCTACTCTTGTCATAATTTTCTGTATAATATAACTTATTTATGTTTCCTAATTACACAGAAGTATCATTATCATCAGGAATCTCAACCCCTTCATAAATCGTTGGATCAAAAGCTGCTCTTAATTCATCAACATTAGTAGCTGCATAGATTTGATTGATTTGTAATTCAAGCTCATCAAAATAAGTTTTGAGGGTATCGAATCTCGCTTGGAAATCTGGATCTCTATCTTCTGGATTCAAGTAAGCCTGAATTAATAACAAAAATTCTGGAAGGTTAAGAGGATCTTCTGGTGCATTCAGTGAAAAATATGCATATAACATATCCCTTGAAATGTCTTTTGCTTTATCAAGATTAAACTCCACCACCCCATTATTAAGTTCAAAAGCCATATAAAAGTCTCTATGGTTTTGACTCCAATCTGCCTCAAAAATTCCAGCATAATCATCACTCTCATTGAATGTAGCAACATCCAATGGTGTTGGGTAAGCCTCATTAAGTTCAGCAAGAATGTGTTGCTGGATTGGTAAGTTATAGATGCAATATTCCATGGTTAGATTGAGAAAGGACTACCAAATTCACGAATTCTACCTTCAGCACCATATCCACCACTGCCACCACCTCTACCAGCACAACTTCCACCAGCTCCACCTGAATTTGTACTTCCAGAACCAGAGCCTGGATTTCCTCCTGGAGCTTGGGGGGTGTTTTCAATTTTACGATTACCACCAGCTTGAATGACTATATCTCCGCCTCCTCCTCCGCCTCCTCCCTTAGCGCTACCAGAAGAACCAGCACTGCGTCCTGTTCCTCCATTTCCACCTAAAGCAGTGATTGAAGCAGAAGGTTTAATCCAAATATCTCCAGCAGCATCAAGAACAATTACTCCGCCAGATCCACCACCAGATCCACCACACCCATAATTGCTGCTTTCCCCAGATGTATAACTCCCACTTCCTCCATTATTACCATTGGAAGATAGTCTGCTTCCGTTATTTACTGTTATGTTTCCGTAACTTTTTATAACAATGCAACCACCCCCAGAACCTCCTGCCCCTGGTTTTGCATTCACACCACCGCCACGTGATCCTCCTGATCCTGTTAGTGACGCCATAGCCGAATATGCGTTTGATGAAGATGTTCCTCCACCACCTCCTTGACCTTGACCTGCTGTTTGGTCAACCTTTTTACTACTAGCAGTGCCTGCTCCAATGGGTCCTTTGCCATTTGCATTTATGAATCCATCAATTTCAACATCTCCAAGAGCTACCACAACCACACCCTGTGTGTCAAAATTCATTGTTATACCACTGTTAACCTTAAAATCTTGACAAATATAAACTCCAGTATTATACCTATCATTTGATGAATTCACAATCAAATCACTCAAGTTTTCAGAATCAGGAACATATTTGATAAGTTTCCAAACTTGATGGAAAGGAGACCAACCATCAAAGTGTTGTTCCTGTGTTG